TAGAATTATTCAAGAAATTAATGAGAATAATAAAATTAATTTATAAATTTTCAGATTGTTCTTTTCTTCTTTGATCATTAAGTTCAGAAATTTCGTTGAATGCTTCTGTATATGCTTCCATATACTTTTTAACGAATGTTTTTACTTGAAGTGGTTGAGAACCAACAGAAGCACTTCTTTTAGCTACATAATCAGCTAATTCTTTAATTTGATTAAGATCTAAAGTTGTATCTCTCATTTGTATACATCCAATGGATTTTTCTTACAATTATACAACTTATGATGCGATTATTCAATATTTGATTATAAAAATCCAATAATGAGTGTCGATTATTACGTTATTCGACTAATAAAATATGTTTTAATAGTATGTTTGATATATCATAAAAATACATCACCGCTACTACTCATGGCGGTTGGATAAAATTAGTACAGGTGGCAGAGTCAGGTTTAATGCGGATGCCTTGAAAGCATTTGATGGATAAAACCATCCGTGGGTTCAAATCCTACCCTGTACGTTACTCTCCTACTTGGAGAAATAAATGCAAAGGACGTGAATTGTTATAAAAGCAATTAGTAAAAAAGAAATGGAATATCTTATGAAGAAAGGGTTTAAGTTTCATGAAGACATTTTTAAGACATATAGTGGTAAGAATAAATACTACTATAGAGAATGTAATGCTATTAATAAGGCATTAGATGATTACCATAATGGATTAAGTGTTGTGGAATATAAATAGTAGAAAAGCAAGATAAAATATATAGGAAAGGTGGTAAGTTACCATCGGAAAGAAAAAGCATGAAGTAAACATTGAAATTATAGGGGGCAATGCGGAAGGAGTTACTGGTAGTTGTACTAGGATAAAAACTTCTAATAGTTGTTATCTTTTTGAATGTGGGATGATTCAAGGTGAACACACTGTATTAGAAAATTATAAAGCTAATATGAAATATATTCAAAAAATACGTCCACAAGAATTACAATATATTATTATCGGACATGTTCACCAAGATCATATAGGGATGATTCCGACATTATATGCTCGTGGGAAATGTAATGCGAAAATTATTGTTCCAAAAGGATCTATTTCTATTTTAAAAGAAATGTGGCTTGATAGTAGTTTTATAAATTGTCGTGATGTTGAAGTCATAAATTTGAAAAATGATAGAAATTATGAACCATTTTATACAGAAGATGTGGTATATAAAACCCTTGAGTATATTGAAGAAATTGATTCTGATAAAATAGTTTCTTTATCTGATGA